AATCGGCAGTACATATGTTTGTATGAACGTTATAACTTCACTGATAATCGGCATAATTCCAGCAATGAAACTGCCTATAATCGGTATAATACCCCCGATAAAATCAGCAATAGACTGGAATATTTGCATCACCACTGGCGCTGCTGCCTGTATTCCATTGATGATGCCAGGTATAACCGTGTTTACCAGCACTTGCAATACCTGTTCCACCACCGGAACCACATTTGCCGCGATAAAATTCACCAGTGTTCCTATAGTGTCTTTGACGCTGCCAACAATATTCATAAAGGTATCGAATACCGCAACGCCTTTTTCTCCGAAAATCTCCTGTATCTTGTCACGTGCAATACCGATATTTCCATCAGAAAATACATTCTTTATTGCATCCCCTACGCTGGTAATTGTCGCAACAATCTTGTCAAAGACTTCCAGGCCCTTTTCTCCGAAAATCCGCCCTACTGCTTCCCGGATTTCTTCAAAGTGGTCTTTTAATAGCTTTACAACTGTAATAACTGTGGTGATAACACCCACAATCGGAAGTATCTTACCCACAATCCCGCTGAACGGCCCCAGTAAAGAGGACCCCAGCTTTCCAAGCGGCGCAAATACTCCGCTTATTGCCTTTCCTATCGGTGCAAAATATGAGCCTATTCCAGAAAGGCTTTTTCCAATAATTGACCCTATCTTTCCAATAGGGGAAGCAGCTATAATGCTGCCGACATTTCCGAGCGCCCCACCGATAATTCCGCCTACTGCTTTAAACGGTGAAGCAATCTTCGTCAGTATGGTTGCGCCAAATCCACCCAGTTTCCCGGTAATGGCTCCCAGCGGCCCAGTAATTCCAGAAAGCAGCTTTGTTCCTATGGTTTTACCGATATTTCCTATCGGCGCAAGAATTGAACTAAATATTTTTCCAAACGATTTCCCCACGCCGCCCAGGGCGCTTCCCACGCTTGAAAAATACCCGGTTATCCCCTTTCCTGCTGCCCTTAGTTTACTTCCCAGGCCAACCCCTGCGGCACTTGCTTCTGCTGCATTTTCCCCGAAAATGGCAAATACCTTCTTCACGCCTAACACGCTGTTTTTAATTTCCAGGAAGTCCAGCTTACCCACAAGGCTTGCAACCTTCAATCCCGCCAGCGCTCCCGCCACTTTTAAAACAGTCTGCACCAGTTTAGGGTTTGCCTGCGCAAATTCTGAAACCTTCGTGACCACCCCGGCCAGCTTATCCGCAATAGTTCCGACAATAGGCAATAGGTTCTGTCCTAGAACAATTCCCAGGTTCGCAATGCTGTTCTTTGCCTTTGCCATTTTTTCTTCTGTGCTGGCTGCCACGGTATCAAATGCGGCCTGTGTTGCGCCCGCACTGTCAACCATTCCCTGTACCTGTTCATTGAAGCCATCCACGCCGTCAGAAAGCAGGGAAACGGCAGCTTTTCCGGCTTCTGCCGAACCAAACATATCATTGATGGTTTTACCGCTGTTCTGGGCCTGCTGTTGCAGAATGTCCAGGACTTCACCCAGGCTTTTCCCGCTTGCCATCAATTCTTTAAAGCTGGACCCAGTAGCCGCCCGCAATGTCTTATCAGCCGTTGTGCCGGACTTTGAAAGTTCGTTCAACATGCTGTTCATGTAGGTGGTTGTTTCGGCGGCAGCAATACCCTTGCTGGTCATTATGGCATATCCAGCGCACAACTGTTCCAGCGCCACATTATTTGCATTTGCCGTGGGTATGATTTTACCCATAACAGATGACAACTCTCCTACTGTGACTTTACCTTTGTTCTGGGTCTGCACCAGCATATCAGAAACCGTGGAAACCTTTGACGCTTCCATGCCGTATGCATTTAAGATGGTGGTCAATACATCCAGCGTTTGCGAACTCTCCGCAAATCCGGCTTTCGCCAGCTTCGTTGAATTAGCCACAAAATTGACGGCATCCCCGGTTTTCTGCCCGGCAGAAATGGCGTTATATACGTCCTCCGCTATGGCAGATGACGCAATTCCCGTGGTATTGGAAAGCTGCATGATTTCACTGGAAAGTTGTTCCAGTGGAACCGCCTTCAAATCAGCTATGGTTGCCACCTTTGCCATGGAACTTTCATACTTCATGGCTGCCTGTACTGGTCCGGCATATACAGCAGCCGCAACGGCACCGATAACGCCCACTGTTCCCAGTAATTGCGTTTTAGTGGCAGAAATACTTTCTTTTACTTTGGCCTGCTGTTCATTGATGCGCTGCAAGTTTTGCTGTGATGACTTTAAGCGGTCATAGGACCGCTGTAACCTGGTGTTTGCCCCTTCCAGGTTATCCGTGTTCACCCCAGCCGCCCGCAACTCACCTTCCAGGCCATTCAATTTTCCTGTCTGTTCTTCTATTTTGGCAGTGGTCTGTTGTATCTGGTTTTTATTCCCTTTTAACTTCTCATTCAGCCTGCTATATTCCCGGTCCGTTGCGTTCAGTTCAGTTTGAAGCCGTTTATATTCTTCAATATTCCCTTGCGTTTCGGCGGTCTGCATAGCACGTTGTAACGCTTTTTTCTTTTCGGCGGTTTCGTTCAGTTCCTTTTGCAGCCTGTCATGCTCTGCGTTCAGTTGTGTAAGTTTCGCCTTATTCTTTGAAATAGCGTCACTGGCTTTCGTGTAGCCGCCAACTTTTGACTGGATGGAATTTACCGTCTTCATGCTGTTAGACAATTTATTCTGGGTATCAATGGCCGATTTAAAAACCCCATTGAAATTTCCGCCCAGGGATGCTTGCAGCTTGAAAAGCAGTTCAAATTCCTTTTGCGACCCTGCCAAGTTCTTTCACCTCCCCTACTTCGTGCCCTGGGATGCTTTTTTGTCCTCTGCCACTATTTCATTGGCGCTGTCTATCCAGCGGAACAATGCCGCAAGTGTTAGGCCCATCCAATAGGGCACGGGCGTGTGTGAAGCCCTTGCCAGTCTAAATGCCTGCTTCCTTATGAAGCCTGGCACATCTTCGGTTTTTCCTAGTTTAATGACAGCAAAAAATCCCGTGCGCTGTTCTTAATCTTCATATAATCTTTCATGGGAAGGTGTCTGATTTCATCAGATGCCACGCCCGCCGCTCTGGCCGCAAGTCTGGACTGGAAGGCACCGGAAATTTCCGGGGATAATGCATAAAGGTTCTGTGCCTGCATTTCCGCTTCGATTGCTTCCAGGTCATCACCAGTCAAGTTTTCGTAATAGAAGGTCATAGAACTGTACTGTTTCCCCATAATGGTGACAGGCTTCACGAATTTATGGGTATAATTCAAGCTGGCCTGCTTTTCCTCCTTCTTTTTGTTAAAATCCACGGTTCCGCCGGCCTGGGCCTGCTGCATTTCCATTTCCTGTTCCTCTGCTGCGTCTGCTTCCTGCATTCCTGTTGTGTTTACGTTCTTATTCTCCATTCTTCTTTCCTCCTGTAATTAGAATAGGGCAGGAAAAAACCAGCGGTTTCCCGCTGGCTTCCTGCATACTGTTTATTATTTTCCTAACGCTTTTCTGACATCTGCCAGGTAATCTTTCCCGTTGACCATATAGATGAAATTCAACGGGTCAACTTCAACCACTTTTTTCCCATCCAGATACATTGCATAATACCTTGTTGCATATTCTCCGCTTGCATCCGCCGTGGATGCAACGGCAGCTTTTCCGGGTGCAAATTTCTTCGGAAACAACTTCAAAATATGTTTCACGGAACTTGTGCTGGTCTGTGCCGTCCTGGTGTTATAATTCTGCTGCGCCACACGGCAATCAATGTTATGCACACGTGGTTCATTCAACTTTACTGCCGCTGCTGTCACGGTTCGGAATGTCAACGTGGTTGTCATTGCTTCCAGATGACCAATCACCACGGCTTCCACATTTCCCGCAATCCCAGCCCCGTTGATTTCTTCCGCCAGGTTTGAGATTTCCGGGAAAGTCACTTCTGCCATTCCTAAATACTCCGTTGCGTCTTCATACAACGCAAAATTCACAATAAGTTCATCAATTTTTCCCATCTTTTTTCCTCCTTATGCTGCTAACAGTGAAGTCAGGTAGGAAACATCATATTCAATGACAAATTCCATTTCCTGTAATGGTGAAGGCGGCGTAATAAAGATGTGGAATTTTACCCTCCCGGCCATCAAAGCCGTTAAAGAGTTTTCTTCCTCTCTCATTTCTACACGCCCGCCCAGTATTCTTTCTTCTGCCGTCAGCCCGTTCAGCCAGTCATTTACCCCCTGCAAAATGGCATCTAAAAGCCGTCTAACCATTTTTCTGTCTGTGTGTGACCAGTAGGAAAGAATTGCTGTCTTTCCCACCCACTTGAACATGCGGTTGATACAATAGAAATATTCTACCGGGTCCGTGCTGCTGGGGAAAGCTGCGGTATAGTTCCCCCAGCTTACAAAGCCATTGAAGAAATTCAGCACCGTTACAATGCCATTGTCATTCAAATAGCTTCCCTTTTCCGGGTCCAGCAGCACTTCCGTTTTATCTGCCAGGCAAGCGCCATCCGCCTGCAAACTCTTATTTGATGCGCTTTCGCATGGTGTACCCCCGCCCAGGTCTTCTTTGCTGTCTGTTTCTGTCATGCTCCCCGCAAGCTGTGTGGAAAGATTAAACACTTTTTCCCCCAGCTTCACTTTGGGCCAGCAGACAATTTCATTGTCTTTTGTGAAATTCCTCTTTTTCTTCCAGTTCGGTGCTTCTGTATACCACTTCACACCATCTTCCCCGGCGCTGTCAATGTCCAATATTGCCATGGCTTCAAATACAGCGTTGATGTTCTCCGCTTTGGCAGACATAACCGCCGCCACCTCTGCATCATGTGACCAATTCGGACACAAAATAATATCCGGCACAATCGTATACTTCGGGAAAACACTGTCAATCAATTCCAGCCCGGTTGTTTTATGTGTGCTTACACTATAACCCCCGATAATATCATCATTCTGCACCTGTGCCGGGTCAATCTGGTTATATGATATAGCCACTTTACCCGCTGTTGCTTCCACAAATTCCACAATGCAATTCGTGTCCGTGTAGAACACTTCAAAATCCGTTCCAGCTTCTTTCCCCGTCACTTTTACGCTGTCTGCTATTGCTTCCAGCGGCAAAATCACCTGGTTATCCGCCGTTACATCAAGCTGTTTTTCTCCCACCTCTGCTTTATGTTTTTTGGGGTCCAATACGTTCACCAGGAAGACAGGCCCCACTTTATAAAGTATGAAGGCCGTGTAAATTTCTTCACAAAGGCTGTATTTTTTCCAGTCATCAGAATACCCAAGCTGCTGCACTGCTTCTTCATAGGTGTTTGCCATGATGACTTCATTTACTTTTCCGCCCACCATATGTACAGGGGCCGTTCCTACAACAAAGTGAACGCCGCTTTCCACTGTGGCAGGCGTGGAAACGCTTGTGCTTTTCCTTGACGCTGTAACGCCATGTGTAATAGATGCCATTCCTTATTCCTCCTTAAATTCTTTTTCCATGCCGGATGCAATGTCCGCATACCATTTATTCATAATGTTTCCAGCAGTTCCAGCTTTTCTTTTGGCTTCTGCCAACTTTCTGACCGGAACCAGCATTTTTTCCGCCAGCGGATATTTTTCCAGAACCTTTTTAAGTTCTTCTTTTATCTCTTTTTCAGTTCCTTCAAAAATGCTGTTCTGCTTCAACTTCCCATTCGGCAATGTCGGCCCAACATACACCAGTTTCACCACTTCTTCCAGCGCTGTATTTGCCGTTTCTATGGCTTTTTCTGTTTCACTGGTAGTATTTTCCGCCTTGCTTGTTTTTGCGGCTCCTGCCGCCGTTTTCGTGCTTACTGTAGCCATATTTCTTCAACCTCCTGTTTAATTGTTGGCATTGACCAGTTTGTCATCATTTCCCCAATATAGTACGGGTCCTTATTCTCCGGGTAAATGATGTATTCCAGCGGGTCAGTCAAAACAAATTGTTTCGCCAGGACCCCTGTTTTTTTCAGTTCGCTTCTAATTCGTGTAATCACGTTCAGAACATCATATGCGCCCACCCCTCCATCTTCGGAATACGTGGCAACTATGATGCGTACCTGGCACGTGCTTTCCTCCGGCTCCCGTTCCTTTTTGTCATCCTTTCCCGTCAGAACTTGCAGAAGGATATATGGAACCTTCTGTATTCCATCATCTTTTTTCGGAAGCTGCATTTTGTACACATGCGGCGGGCGTTCCTTATTTTCCTTACTGTTCCGGTCCACACGTACTTGCAGCACAATATTTTTTGTAACTTCTTCGACAAATTCCGCCAGGCGGTCCAATAAAATAACAGGTGTCATCTTCCTAACCTCCGTACTGGCTCAAAAGCCGTTCAATTTCATGGTCCAGGCGTTCTTCCACAAGCTGTTGTGCCTGCTGCTCCACTTCTGTGATAACGCCTTCATTGCCCACCATCTGTGCTGCGGATAACGCCATAAATTCTTCTATCGGCAGCCTGGGCCTTCCTGTTCTCTCAAACACTCCCAGATGCCCACTTCCCATGCCTGCAATGAAAGCGTCTTCAAAGGCAGTTCCGCCGCCCTTCATAACTGCTGCCCTTACCGTCTTCCCGGTTCCTGGTTGTTTCGGTGTAACCTTGAACTTGTATAACGGTATCTTGCAGCCAGAAAAAGAAACAAAGCCAGCCAGGTTTCCCGTGCTGGCCTTCTGCATCTTTGTGTTTGTTGCTGCGGATAATGCGCTGCTTTGAACTGCATATACACGCTTTACATTCTGCATGGCCGTTGTTTTCACCCTGGAAAGTCCACGGTTCATTGCGTTTGACAGCGCCCGTTCTGCTCCTTTAGGCACTCCGGCCAGCACGGCTTGCACACGTTCAATGGTTTCAGATGTTATTTCAATCATTCTTCCAGCGCCCCCAGTTCCAGAATAATTTCCCCGTCCTCATGGTCTGCTTTGTTGATTGTATATACCTTCATAGCGCCTGCCACCTCAACTTCCAGTTCTCTATTTCTCTTAGGTATAAACCCCAAATCACTGAAAGCAATATAGGCCAGCACTTCCACACTGTTGATGCCTTGTGCATGGTCTGCATCCGGCTTCTGGCGTTCCACCGCTGCTTCATGGTCAAAGATAACGGGCACGGTATATTGTTCCCCTTCATACCATAAGTTTGTTACCGTTGCAAATTCACTGGTATTATTGAAAACGGCCATATCCTTTGCAATCTGTGCTTTGAAGTCCATCACATTACCTTTGCCACAAACCAGCTATCTACTTCATGCGGCACCGGAATTGGGGCTGACAGCATGGAAAGAAAACGTCTGTCCGGGCGTTTCTTAATGAATGTGTCCGGCAGATATTTACCCTCTGCGGTCACAAATTCTTCCGTCTTCTGGTTCAGAATGGTAATGGCACCGTAATACATGGAATACTGGGCGGAAGTGCTTGCCATTACAAGTGTTCCATCTGGAACCATTGGTTTATCCTCCGGCTTTGTCGGGTCTGTGAAGTCATCCAGATACCATTCATTGTACTTGTAAAGGTCCAGGCCCAGTTCATGTATGGTTCCGAGATAGGTTGTGTTGTTTTCCTTCTGTGTCGGCTTAATCACTGCCAATTCGTAATTCTTCACATCCAGCATGGCCTGGATTTCTTTATCTTTGATGAACTCCGTTGCCACATCAGATGCCATGATGCACACATTGCAGTTAGTGAAGCCCGTCTTCTGTACATGTTCATGCCAGCGTTTTAAATCCTCATATTTTGTCTGGGCCGTTCCGCCTTTCCACTTCTTCTTTGCATCTGTGCTTATGTCTTCCCGGTTCGTAAACCCAAAATCAATCACATCATGTACGCCCTTTCCGACAACTTCAACCTTGCCTGTCAACATGGTCTGGGCGCACATCCATTCTTCACGGCGGGTAATCATTTCCCGCAATTCTTTGAAGTCCTCTGCCATCTTAATGACAGCCCTTTGTGCCGGGGTCCTGCCGGAATACGGATTTTCCCCCGCCTGCCGTTTCAAAATGTCATCAATCGTGGTAATTTTATCCGGCGCAATAAGCGGCGGTGTGTACGTTTCTGTATGGTAACCCGTGTTCGGCACAATCTGCCCACCCACAATACGGCTGACAAATGGGGCCATCTTTCTTGACCCTTTCTTGTAATCCACATCCACTTTCTCTGTCACAAATGTTTTTTCATGCGAGAAGAAAGTGCTTCTGAAAAATGTATGGACTGGCGGAAGTTTGTTGATAACTCCCATCATGGTGCGTGGTTCGTAAATACTTACTGTGTTAGGCATTTTCGTTTTCCTCCCTTATCTTAAAAAAATAGACAGCTTTCTCAAAGCTGCCTTTGCTGTTGCTTCTTCAATATCATTCATTCCGATTGCATCTGTAAAAAACTCACCCGTCATGTAATACACAACCGGGTCATTTTTAGCTGCTGCCGTGGCCGCAATCCCCACCACTGTATCAATTCCGGCTGTAGTGGCCCGCTTCACGTTACCCGTTGCGGCATCCAGCATGATAATATCCCACTGGTTCACTGCTTCCCCTGCGGTTCCTGTATCTGTCAACATGGGGAACTCTCCCGCAAATACCATTTTCGGTGAATATTCACCCAGTCTTTCAACTAAATCTGCCATGTCCTTACCTCCTTCTTTCGCTTATAATACTTCGGCAATGGCTTTGTCGAAAATATTCATGGTTTCCCCGCCTTTTTCGCTGGCTGTAGGAACCACGCCTGCCGCTGCTTTGGCATCTTCTTCCCGGCCATCCAGGAAGGCGGCCTTTGCCTGTCGTTCTGCTGCTGTAATTTTCAGTGCAAAATCTCCGGCATTGATGGGATTTTCAAACATTGCATCTTTTGCAACGTCTTCATACCCATCAAGAGTGCTGTCCATAATTCCTTTTATGCGCTCCCGCTCATTCTTTGCTGCTGCATCCTTGATGCTGTTCACCAAATCCGGGTATGCTGCTGCAAGCGCTTCCGCCGTTGTGATAGTGTTTTTCGGTTCCATGGTTTCTTCCTCCTTTGGTTTTTCCATATTATTTTTTGGACCACCCGGATTTTTCGGGCCGTCAAATATTGCTATTGGCAATGTCTTGTAGGCAGACACATCCAGGGCCACGGAATTGACAATGACTTTCTTTGAATTTTCCACAACTGCTTTGGCATCTTCAAACATCAATTCATCACAAAATCCATTCCCCACGGCATCATCACCAGTCCACCACTTTTCTTCCGCCATAAGGTCCGCAATTTCCTTTTCATCTTTTCCGGTTTTCATAGCGTAAGTATTGACAATACTCTGTTTGATAACTTCCAGTTCATCCGCCATTTTTCGGAAGTCCTCTGCCTGGAATGTATCCCACACTGTCATTGCCGGGTCATGTATCATAAACACGCCATTCCTGGCAATCTTGATGTTATCCCCGGCCATGGCAATGATTGTGGCAGCGGATGCCGCCCACCCATCAATCTTTACCGTGATTTTTGCCTGGTGGTCACGCAACCTGGTATAGATAGCATTTGCGGCAAACACATCAC